AGTTCTAATTCGTTCATTTAATTTAAGTTAATTTGTTATCTTGTAAAAACTTTTGGGCCTTAGCTTTTTTAGCTTCTGCTAGATCAAATACCGCAGCGTCTTCTGTAACTGTAGGTAATCTATTTGTAATAAATTGTTTTACATAGTTATTCATAAAATAATCTATAAAACTTTTTTCAAATTTTTTCTTTTTATTTTGATCTAGTGGTAAATCTTTTTCATAACTCCAACTTCTACTAGCCGCATCAGCATTTTGCACCATTTGATCATCTTCTTCTACGCTTGTACCTTGTGCTAAATAAACGTTCCAAAGTGCTACAGCATTTTGCTCTGCTGAAAGTGTACCTGCAACTTCAGCATTTAAAAAAGGCATTGCCTTTCTTTTTATTTTATCTATATCAAATTGCAAAACGTTTCTACCTAGACCGTTTCCTATGTCTATTATCTTGTAGTCAAAAGTACCGTCTATATTTTTAAGAATAAATTCTTCAGATATTTCAGCGTTTGGAGATAATTCACCATCTACAACCATTTCAGGATCAAATAAACCTACTTGAGGCATTATAGCTAGCATTAATTTATTTATATCAGGAGTGTCTGCTACAATGCTAGTGCCAGTTTTTTGTAAAGATTGTAATGCTACGCTGTTAATAACAAGAGGTTCTTTTAACAAAGGACCAGTGAATACCATCTGTTGCGAACCATCATCTATTAAATTTAATTTAACATCGTAACCATAGTTTTTAGCAAAACCAGGTTTTTCTGTAATTATTGAATTAGCGACAGTATACTTAAAATTGTTGTTAGGATCAAAGTTGTTACTTTCAGTTACTTCTAATTGAGAAAAAAGATCCGACATAAACTCTATAGATATAGCTGGAGCTTCTTTTAATATTTTTAATTGTTTTCTTTCATATTCACAATTTGGAGAAGTACAATTATTGTTTTCTATAGCTATAGTTAATTTAGCATAAGATCTTCCGGTGTTTTCGTAAGCTTTACCAAGTATATCGAAATCAACATCATAACCATGTTCTAGAAAGTTTTTGTTATAACCTAATGCGTTGCTTTCGTTTCTTTGAAGTAAAAATAAATTGTTTGCTATGTTTTTGTTTTCCATTTATTTTAAATATTTAAAAGCCCATCATACCACTTCCAAATTGAGACATCATACCTGTAATGGCGTTTGTTGAAGAGTTTTGTGCTTTATTTTTAGCGCCTGTTAATGCAGATATTTTATCTCTTTGATAATTTATGCCATCTTGTTGTCTAGCTTCTTTCATTTGCATTTGTATATTTCTACCATATCCTTCTAATTGCTGCACCCTGCCTTGTTCAGCCACCTGAATTCCCTGTATTCTTTGAGCATCAGCTAATTGTTGTTGCTCCATAGTTTGCTGACCTTCAGCTCTCATTTTTTCATTTTGAGCCTCTTGGGTTTCAATACTTGCTGCAACTTGTTGTTTGCTTTGTAAAGCGGCTTGAGCTAATGCAGTAGCACCACCAGCGCTAGCACCAGTAGCTCTAAGCGTGTCTAATGTATTAGCTAAAGCTAAATCGCTTTGTTCCATTTGTATTTCTGCCGCTTTAGTAGCAACACTTAAATTAGCAAAAGGATTAGATACTTGAGACGCTAAAGATGTTGCTAGACTAGAAGCGTCTTCAACGTTTCCATATGGGTTTACAATTTGCTGTCTAGAACCTTCTAACTGATTTAGTTTTGCCGTCTCTGCTTTTAATTGCCGAGCCAAAGCTCTTGCTCTTTTTTTTCTAGCGCTCGAGCCGAATATAGCGCTACCTAGACTTAAAGCGCCACCTATTATCATTGATGCAGGCATAATTTTTTATTTTTATTATTAATATTTTGTGTTTCTTTAACTGATTTATTTGTTAATATCCATTAGCAAAGTCATAAATTGTAGATACTGCAAATAATTCTTTATATCTACCTTGATCTGTTACAGAATCTGTCGAAACACTTACAGTAGCAAAAAATCCTTTAACACCTGAAGTCAAGCGTCCAGAAATAATTTCACCTTGTGTTATTGAAGAAGCGCTCACTAAATTAGCGCAGTATTTATTTTCTTTTCTATAAAACCCAGCTCTAAATATAGGTGGAACTACAGCAGAAACTCCAGTATTAGGTGGATTAGCTGAGTCATAAGCACCTTCTACATAGCTAAGTACTCTATTTGCTGTATCACTATAAGATTCACTAGCACTAGTGTAAGTGCCTGGTCCTGTTTCATCTGAGACAAAGCTACTAACTTGCCAACCATTAGACCCTTCATAATTAATACTTTTAAATACTTTTTGATTACTAACCTGTGGGTTTACAATAAATTTAACTAAAGAATCTCCTTGAACATTATAGAAATTATTATAATTAACGTTCAATGAGTTGTGTAGCCATATTTGAGTACCAGTTGTTGTGTAATGCTGATTTCTTAAACTAAAAGATTGATCGGGCTTATAACTATATCTACTTATCCAGCCTTGAGCTTTTTCGTCATAAGAAACAGTATTGTAGCCAGCAGAAAAACCTTGAGGCTGTATAGATAATACATAGTCTTTATTATAGATATCATAAGCTCCTATAAGTTTTCCTTTTGAAGTAAGAGTGTCAACATTTATTATATTATTTCTAAAGAAACTACGCATACCAGTTGAAGATATTTCTATTAAAGAACCATCACCGCCTAACTGCATTACTGTATTTTGAAAAGAATCTACAAAATACTTATTATATCCATAAACTGCAAAACTCTCAGGGTGATTACCCATGCCGTAATTTCCAAGTATAGGAGTTATTTGACCAATAACTTGTGTAAACGAGCTGACTGCAGTTCCTTGACCTTCAGCGCTATATATAGCGTCTTTATCTATCAAAGCTTTACTTACTTTGCTTTCTTGAAAAACAAGTAAATTAGTATCTTCAGCATAAAGTCTTTGTATAGAACCATTAATTGGATCTAAGCTTCTCGTTATATCTTCAGCTACGCTAAATACATTTGTGTTATTAACCCCAGTTCTTGAGTTGTAAATACCTGAGTATATTAAAGAATTAAATCTAATACTAGAATTAGGATCTTCTTCTACTAAATAAGCTCTAACGCCATAATCTGTAGAAGTATTATTATAACCACCTCTTATTCTAGCCTCTTCTATAACCCAACTAAAATCTATTACAGTAGAAGTAGGCGCTCCCGCTGTAATAGGATAACCGCCTATACGTTTGGGAATTCCAAAAGATCCATTCCATACAGTTTTTGGTCTGAATGTGCCAGCGGCTCTATCTAGCGCTCTTTTTTTAAGAACAAAGCTGTTAAAATATTTTACTTCTAATATACTAGCCATTTTTTATTATCACTTTTAAAATTGTTTTTTTACTACTAAGCAAGAGCACAGAACTGTATTACTACTTTTAATCTTACTTCAGAACCTGCTGGAAGCCGTTGAGGTATTACACCGCCAACTTGAGGATCATATGTAAGAGTAAAAACTCCACCAATTTGGCAAGGACTTGTTGGACTTAAAAGTTCTATAACTTCTGATGTTACTGGTGCCCCAACCACAAGCACGCCATTAGGAGTAATAGTTTCAGCGTTTAAAACAAATAAGTTTTGAGGTTCTTCTCCATTTTGTTGTATTGTAAGAGTTGAACTTAGTGTAAATGGAAAATCAGATGGAGTAGCAAAAGGATTTCCAATACTTTCTAACTGAACATAAGCTCTCATTGAAACGGGCCCAGTTGCGGTGAAACTAGCATCGAATGATGGCGTGACCCAGTTGCCGCTAATACTTGGTATTATAACACCACCGCCACCGCCAGGACCTTCAAATCCACCGCCACTGCCACCGCTACTAGATCCTCCCAAAGAACCAGCAAGAGGAACTGAATCTTGTGAAGTAAATGTAAACTGCCTGCTAAAAGGTGATATTGTACATTTAGATATTGCGGTGTTTGTTCCATTAAACCCTCCTGTAACTCCTCTTCTTAAAACAAAAGCAACAAATGTTGAAGGTATACCAACAGCGTTGTTATCAGCATCTCTAGAAGAAATTTCTAAACAATAAGCAACGTTAATGTTATAGACTGGATCAATACCAAACTGTTCAGCTTGAAGATGATAAAAAGAACTCTCAAGTCCAGGAACTTTATTGGTAATTACATCTGAATTATTTGGTTGCAAAGTCCAGTGACTATCAGGGTTATTATATGCGTTATCAATATTAGCAAGTTCAAAACTATTAATAAGATCTCTTGGAAATCCAGCATTAACTCCTACAGCTTCAGGTATTGTATTTTGAGGGTCTGGTAAAAAATTACCCCACTGTGACAAGCCTATTTCAAGCCACTTCCAGTTAGGATTAGTTATATAATCAGTTGCAACATACATTCTTTTTATATAAAGCTCTAAATCTATTTTTTGAAGATCAAGAGTAGATGAGCCATTTATAGCATTAGCATAGGCAAGAATATTATTATTCTCTCCTAAAAGTGGATCTCTAAGTACAACATCAGGGTTAATTTCAATTGGTTGAGGGTTTTGAGTAATTGTACCTCCTCCTGGGGTTGCATTAGTATTATATACTCCTCCAACAAGGTCAATTTGATTATCAGTTGTAAATGGTATTGAAGTTTTAGATAAAATTTGAACTTTAGGTCTTTTAGGATTTATAGGTCTTACTGTAAGCGTATCAATAATAGTTGCTGGAACTTCATTGAAAGGCACTCCAGAGCCATCCTGACCTGTATTACCGCATTCAAAGGTAAAGTTAAACGTATTACCTACCACGCCTTGATTTTCAAAATTAGTAGGTTGAGAAAAAACTAAACCAGGAGATTCTTTTCCTATACGTATTTCAAATCCTTCACTCATAAATGCATTTGGTGCACTAGATGTAACTAGTGTACCTGATCCAGTGGGACCAGCAGGCGTCCAGCTTACAACTGTAGTTCCAGCGGGAAAAGACACATTTACTGAAGAAGTAACAGATGCACCAACTATTGTAGTCGCTCCTACATTACTAACACCGGCATCTCCTCCGTATCTAGCTAATTCATTGTTAGTAGGATCTATTCTATTTCCAGTAGGCCAAGATTTTACTGTTGTTAATTCTTTTATAGCAAAACTAGTAGTAGTTGCCCCACCTGCTCCAATTTTAGCAAAACAACCTGGACTTGATTTCTTTTTTAATACTATAACAAATTTTCCGTCAGGCGCAGATGGATTTGATGGTCTTATACCAAACACACCGTTAGAGCTTCCATTAGGTTCAGTATTACCATTTGTATCAAAATAAGGTACACCATTAAATGATGTATTATCTGCTTCATCTGTAATAGATTGTATTGTAACAGTATTTAGAACTGGTGCTGGAAATGTAGTACCTGTTTGAGTTACTGGTTGAAATGGCAGAGTTATAACCTGCTCATAAACACCAGCTGAAGCTTGATCGTTTACAACTGCACTTTCATTAAATTTTTCTGTTGCTCTAAAATCTTGTAATTGACTAAAAACATTTGGAGGTGGTCCTTCGTCTATAGCTTTATTTAAATTTTCTACAAGACCAGAAGTTGTAGTTTCATAGTATATATCTATTAAAGAAATATTTGGTGTTATTTCATAAACGTTTAAAGCTGGGTTTCCTGTAAAAGGCAACGCATCACCATTGAATATAAGCGGTGTACCAGCTGGCGCGTCTACAGGACCATCTAAAATAACATTACCGGCATCAGCAGCTGTTGCAGTAAAACTCAAAACGCTAACATTACCACCAAAAGAAGTTAATCTCATTCCTCTAGTTATTGGGTTTGTCAGCATCTCAGCTGGAACAATATTGCTTAAAGGGTATGAAATTTGTCCTGGAGCAGTTGGCGGAGTCGTGACATTAGAATTTGATGTAATTGTTCTAACCCCTTGCGGTACTTGTATACCAAATTTTTTCTGTGTATTTATTCTAGCTACTAAAGAACTTGAATCCGAAAACGTAGAATCTCCAGCTGATTTTAAATAATCAAAATTATAAAATACATATTTAACTGTATTAGCCGTGTCTTGTATTTCAGGAAATTGTTCGTAATCAAATAAGTCTTTTATTGTGGCTACATTTGTAGTTATATCAGCTGTTTTTGATGGATAAAATTGAGCATTTCTAGTGCTAGTTCCACCTCCTATTAGTTCTGTTCCAAACGGTGATACACGACCAAAAAGCCTTACACTACTGGGGAAGTCTTCTTGAGTTGGTCCTACTTCTGTTAAATCTCTAGGTATTTTATTAATATTGTCATTGTATAAAACAATATGAGAAGTTGAGGTAAGTTCTTTAGTTCTATCCAATGGATATGCGGCCATTGCTGTAGGAATATAAACATTGTAATAGTCTTGTTCCGCTTGTTTTACAACTACTTTGAAACTATACCATCCTAAAGGGTTGTAGTCTTGAGAGTTAATATCACCATTGTATATACCTGGGCTTCCTGTGCTAGTGTCTCTTAAACTATTAATAGTAGAGTTAAATTGTATATTTAATGCGTTTCCATCAAAAGCCGTAACTTCGTTTCTTAGTTCTTCACCTCTATAAGGCGAATATATAGAAGAGGCTAAAAATTCACCTAAAGCAGCGTACTCTGATTGCTTAGAAAATAACACAGTAGACTGTCTACCAAATTTATCTGATAAAACAATACCTACTTCATAAGTTCTATTTTGCTTTAAAGTAGCATTAGGATATTCTATGGAAGATGTATCTGAATTAACTATGTTTGAAGATATATTAAAAGCTTGTTTTGGAAGAGCTCCTAGTGTGTAATCTAAAAAAGCTGGTGGAGTGTGTTTATTTTGAAAGTTACCGTATATAACTCTATTGCTTGCAACTTCTTGACTTAATGCTTTTACGGGGACTTTATCGTAAACTCTTACTGTTTCAGCTTGAGGCAGTGTTTTAAAAGGTGGTTTAGATCCATACTCGTATTGATATATCTCTCCATTTCCAGCTATAGATCCTTCGATTGGAATTGAATCAACTACTTTTATTGTAGTTTGATCTGATTCTTTATATAATATATCAAGCTCTTGAATCTTAAACTTACTAGTTAAGTCATTAGCGGCACATGGTAGTGGAACATTTAAAGTTATTTTATTAACCTTATTTTCCATAAAAGAAACCTCTGTGCTTCTATATGCATTTTCTTCATCAGAGATATTACTACCACCATCATCAAGAGCGACGCTGGCACTCAAACCTTCTCTATCCATAAAATAACCATCTTGGTCTGGTATGAAACAAGGCTGTGTAAATGGCGCCATCAAAGAGTATTCGCCGTCATCATATTTGAATCTATAAGAAAATCTTACAAACTTATCAGTTAAGTATTCTATATTTGCTGTTTCAGCAAAAGTAGAGTCGTAATAAGGATTTGGAAGAGCCAGTCTTAATCTGCGATTAGCCGCAGGTAATGGACTAGGTAATTGATCTAAAGTAAATTCAATGTAAAAAGTAGGACTACCTAGCTGAGCTACACCTGTAACTTTGGAACCAGAATCTGTAAAAACCCCAGGAAAAGTAACAGGATCATATTCAAAATATAAATGATAACCATCCATGTTAGAGGCGCCAAATGCTGTAGCACTATAAAAACCACTATAATCTACCGGGTTAATTGACAACACAATTGGAGGTCCCGCGGCTATGCTTACATAATCCGAAGATTCAGCGTCTGCAGGCAGGTATAAATCCGAAGCGTTTTTCATTGTTGTTTCTGGAGTCACAAAATTAACCGTCATACCAACAGGTATAGTTTGAAGGTTATTTACAACTACGTTTGCTGGCCAACCGGAAGAATCTACTACAAAAGTATCAGGACTTATAAAATTTAAAATAAACGTGGCATTGTTGTCAGTAGAAGAACTAATTGTTAATATATCTCCGTTTGTGTATCCGGCTCCTTGGTTTACTATAACTACTGTTCCAGGTTGTATAACACCAGCTACTTGAGTGTACGTTACTGTCGCACCTCTTCCAGTTCCTCCAGTACAAGGCGATGGCAGACTTGAGGCAGGGTATGAAGTTCCAGCGCCTACTAATGTTGCTATTGATCCAAACACGCCTAAATTAGAAGGGGCAGAGCCTGTTGTTGCAGAAAAAGCCAAAGTAGTGGTATCTGTAACAGCCGTTGAAGTACCCGTAGATATAGGACCTAAAGTAGATGTGATTTCAGCTTCGCTGGGTTGATATAAGTTTATAGCATCGCAAGGATAATACTTAGCAACAGATATTTGCTCTTCAGTTGTATAATATCCTGTTGGTCTATTTATATTAACTTTTCTAGGTTGATTTCTATTGTCTGTAAAAAACAATAAATCTTCTATTAAGTTTATTCCGTATAACTGATTTTGTGTAGAAAAATTTAACCATGCGCCTTCAGCTATAACTTTGAAATTAGCTTGATCTGCTAAATTATAAGAAATAATTGCAGAAAAACTGTTTATTAAATTTTGTATAGTAAAAGTTGCATCGTTATTACCACCGTCTATAGTTATTACATCACCCACGCTGTATCCACCACCAAAAGCAACTATAGAAACAAAAGTTATTGCTCCTGCAGAAACCGTGCACGAAACTTTTAATCCAGTTCCGCTTCCAACTGTTGTAGTTGTTCCAGCTACAGGATCTGTATAACCGGTTCCGGGTGTTGTTAAAGTAATAGGACCTGCTGTAGAAGTTATCATTAACTGAGCACTTGTACCACCAGCAGCAGGATTTACTAGTTCAATAGAATCATTTTCGGCATAGCCAGAACCATTATTTATAATTGTGAATGTTGCGACAGATTCATCAGGCGCAGCAGTGACAGTATCAACGCGTATTGTCATACCTGTACCTGAGCCTCCAGATACAGTGTAAGTAGATAAAGCATTAAAGCCAAAACCTCCGTTGAGTAAAGTAGCTCCCGTTACACCTGAATCTTGATTAAGAGGATATGTAGATGTTATACCTACGGCTCCTTTAGGAACATAATAAGCTTGATCTTGAGTCAGCGTGTTGTTGGTTAAAAAACCATAAATACTATTGTTAGTATCACTAGGTAAAACACCAATAAATTCTGCGTCAGCTTGAAAATCATCAAAAGTACCCAAAGGAAGATTAGTGATGTCTTGTAAAAGCTGATTACCTAAAACTGTCTGTAGAGTGCCTACGTTTCCTTCAGAACTACCATCTCCTTGAGATTTGTTTATAGAAACGTTTAAAGCATCTCTATATTCACCCTCAGGCATTAACCTATCATCGAGATCTTTATTCATTTTAGATCTCAAAAAGCTGTTTTTAACTTCTGCCATTAAATTCTAGTGTTTTATCCATTTAGATTTACCTCGCATAACTTGTACTATTTCGTCAAGTTTAATATTAGATAATCTTATTTTAGCATTTCTTAATTTAGCGCTTCTGTCTCTTTTAAGTCGCATTATATTGTTAGGATCTTGATTTGCCCTAACAGATACTATATTGTACAGTATAGACGCGTATAGAGCATCCTCTGCAAGCTTAGGAACCTTAGTGTCTAAATCACTTCCTAAACCATCAGATATGTACTCTAGTACAATTAACTCATTTGCTAGTCCATTTGAAAAAGACATTTTACCTTCTCTGTGATTAATACTAAACCAACCGTTTATTTGAGATGTTTGTGGGTCTAAGCCGTATAATTTACCCGTGTTGAAATTACCATCAAATCCATATAAATTCCACCAATAAGCAAAATCATCAAAATTATCTAGTAAATTAAAATTAAGTAAATTTAAGTTTGCTTTAGCCCATCTTTCTTCTGTAATAGATGTGCCCTCAATGTTTTCACCAAAGTTATCTTGTGTCGGTACACCGGCTGCGTCTTGCACGGGATTATTATATGGATTTATTGTAAGATTATTTACGGGGTATATAATTCTTTTTATACCTAAGGAGTCTATCCTAGATACTCTTACGTAGTTAACGTAGTCTTGAGGAAGTGCTACGCTTAACGAAGCTGGTACTGTAAGTTCTTGCGAATGTATACTTTTCAATGTATCATAACTAAACTCTTGTAAAGATCTTTTAGCAAAAAACAATACATCTGACTTGTCTGCTCTTTGTAGTATTTTACCATCACCTACATATCCAACCATGAAGTTATCTATAGCATCGTTTAAAGTTATGTATTCATAACCTCCATAGTTTTCTTCTACGGTTTGACCAAAGGCGTCTTGACCACCATAATTACCGCCGCTTAATGTTTTTAATTGAACAACAACATACGAATTTTGAGGTATTGGTGATCCTCCAGGGAAATTAATTGTGTTGTTTGATACTGTGTAGGTTGAAGTGTATTCAGTAAAACTACCAGGTAAACCTGTTGTACTAGTGTAAACTTTAAAATTATTTAAAGCGTAATCAATATCTGTTGGATCTGAAGATCCAAATATTAAATCTGTATCAAATGTTGTTACAAAGGAGGTTTGTCCAGCGACTGCAGTAACTAAAAAAGGTTGAGCTCCTTGATAATACTGTTGGTTTGTTTCTGTTATTTTACTCATTTATTTAAGATTTTAAATTTACCTCTGTAGTTTGAGCTTCTTGAGAAGCTACGTCTATAATAGTAGGATCATTTATAACTACACCAAAATACTTTAATATATTTATAATTAAATTGTTTTGTTCTGAAACATCTAATTGAAAATTCACTGAACTAGAACCAGGTCCTACTGGTCTAAATATATATTGACCAACTGTACCTATAGTGAAGTCCCAATTTGGCACCGTAGGATTTGTAAGACAATTTACTGAAACGATGTCATTTGTAGCTGAAGGAGAAGGTGATATTTTTAATACTAATGATTCAAAAACATTTAAATTAAAAGTAGAATCATTATTTCCACCGCTTATAGTTATAATATCTCCTTGACTATATCCTGTTCCAAAATTAGTAATACTAATAGAACCAACACCGTCACTAGCCAAACCACCTGATCCAGCAGTATACACTGCGTTACCTACTTGTAATCCAGTTCCAGAACCACCTGTTGTAGCTCCAGTTATAGGCGCACCAGCATATCCAGATCCTACGTTTGTTATTTCGCCGAAACCTAAAGATACAGGAGCACTTGATGTATAAAATAAAGGATATTGTTTAGTAGGCGCAGTTAGTTTTGATCTAATAATTTTATCAAAATCTTTTTTACTTACTAATTGCGTTATAGAGTTGTATTGAGGTTGACCAGAGTAACTTGTTATTACTTCACCTATTTTGTAAATATCAACTACATTATTATTGTAATAGCAATCATTAGAAGAATTATATGAAAATATAACTTGTTTTTCAAAAGGATATAACTTATAAGCTATATCTTTATACATATTAAAAAATTCTGTATCGTTTTGAGTATTGTTTTGGTTTTGACGATTTACTTGATTACCGTCAGGAAAGTAAGATTGAAATATTTCTTTTTGCACTAAATCGGCAATACTTCCAAACTCTGAAGGAGTTACGTAACCTCTTTGTTCTTTGTTTAATATATACAAGACTGTTTGATATACTGTGTTTACGTTTACTGCCATTTTATATTTTTTATATACTATAAAGGCGGCCGAAACCGCCTATATTATAGTATCACTTGTTTTTATAGTTTTTTATCTATAGATTTATAGATCTCAACACCTTCATCTGTTTTTAAGAAAGCAGCAAATGCTGAGTAAGGATTTTCATCAAAAGGTACGTTCATTAATTTTCTACCGTTTGATCCCCAAGTAAATGTTCTTTGGTCGCCTGATAAATTAATTATACCAGCTTCTGCAGCTCTAATAGCTGTGTTTCTTAATTGAACATTGTCATCATTAGCTAAGCTAATAAATAAGTGTGGATTGCTTCTAGCAAACAAAAGAATATCTCTTTTTATTTCTTTAGAACTCATATTGCCCACTTTAGATCCAAGTTCAACTCTTAAAATAGCTTCTGCTTGATCTATATCCATATTTCTAGCTGCATTTAAAGCATCAATCTGAAGATCTAATATATCTAATTGATCAACAGCTTGCTCAACAGCGCTAAACTCTTCATATAATCTACCTTTTAAAGGGTGATATAATGAAAGTAATTTTTGTAAATTTTGTTTTTCTTTTGGTACTCTTAAATCACCGTCTTTAAACATAATATGACCCAAAGTAGCTTCACCTTTTTGTTCGTCTACAAGAGGTGAGTCTTGATTTGTGGCATATCTTAGTTCTCTTTGTTTGCTTGTTTTAGAATCAAAATAAAGTAAAGCGTGCTTTTGAGTGTGCTTACTAGGTATCGTGAGTGTTAATGGGTTTTTTTTACCTTTTAAATAATAAACTCTGTCTTTTATTTCCCATTCAGGTTTTAGTGATTTTTTTGGTGCAGTTTTTACTGCTACTTCTTGAGGTGCAACCTCAACAGTTTCTACTGCTGTAGCTTTTTTAGCCATAATATAATAAAATTAAATAGTTAATAATAAAACCCCAGGGCTACGCTCACTGTGTAGCCTCGTGGGGTTTAGTTTTAAGAAGTAATTACACTCCTTTGAATAATACAAAGTTGTTAGCAGCTTGTGTTACTAAACATCTTTCAGATAGGAAGTTTACTTCCATGGCATCTAAAGTAGATGTAAAAGCTCCACCAGCAGAACCAGTCAACCAAGATTTCATACGACGATCATCAGCTTGTGAAGCTCTGTATCGCACGTGTAAGAAAGGTCTACGAATATTAGTTCCTAATACTTGATCGTATACAGTTGATGTTCCAGCAGGTATTAATACGCCTTCGATAGAATTAATTCCGTCGATAGCACCACGAGTTGAAGCATCATTTAAGTATTTCCAATCAGTTTTATAGAAATCGTAAGATCCTCTACGGAAACCACTAAATCCAAGATTTAATGCCATTTCCTCAGAGTTTTCAAATAAACCAAAAGCAGTACCACCGGCAGTTCCACCAGAGATTGCAGCTAGCATATCATCAAAATCAAGAGCTGTTTGTCTTTGTAAGAAAAGCATGTTTTCTTCAATAGCGCCTTGAGTATCTAAGTTTTTCAAAATAGCATCGAAATCAGTAAGTCCAGCAGAAGCAGTAAATCCTACTTGTACGTTACCTCTATCTTCAATAGCAGCAAATAAACCTTCAGTTCCTGGAATTAAAGCCGCAGTATATGTAGCGTCTCCAGAAGCATTTAGTTCGCCTTCTACCATAGACATTTCTAGATAATCTTCAAACCGTAGTCTTGTTTCAGACTCGGCTTTTAAGTACCATAAATATCCTGAAGCACCGTCTTCAGTAGCAACTTCAACCCAACCGATTTGAGCCATGTCAGAACCATTAACTACGTATTGGTTTCTGATAATAATAGGTGTGTTTGAAAATTGCGTGAAAGCAGGCTCTACACTTTGTCTTACAGAATTTAATCCAGTACCCGCTGTGTTTGATCCTTTTGAATAAGCAGAACCATAAACAAATACTTTTAATCCTGTAGCAGTAAACCCGTTAGCAACAGTGAAAGCGTTACCATCAAAAGGAATCACTGTAATAGTACCATCAACAGGTCCTACAGTAGAACCAGCAACGGTGGCAGATACAATTGCTTTTCCTTCAGATCCTGTGGTAGGATCTAAAACAACAACAGTATCGTTTACAGAGATAACGTTAGTAATAGTAGCTTGTGTAGCACCAGGCGCAACAGTAAGAATTGTTCCAGCGCCATTGGCAGCAACACCATCATACGCAATGTGCAATCTATTTTGTTCAGACCAAATAACTTGATCAGATGTCATTGGCATTTCAGCGCCAACCATTCGTAAGAATCCAGATAACGTTCTGTTTCCATAACGCTCTACTTCTTGTTCGTAAACTTCAGGTAGGTACTGCTGAGCAAATGTGTCAGTGTTACCAGCTCCACCATCGTTAAATTTCAAGAAATTACTGTTAAGTAGCTCTTGTCTTTGACTTGGTACAATTTCACCAAATTGAGGAGTTAAACTCATAATTTTAAATTTTTATTAGTTAAATTTTTTTGTTTTTATTTTTAGTTTTGTAGAATCAGCACCTGAAATAGCTTTAACCTTCATTCCGCCAATAAACACATCGCCTTGAGTAGTCCTAGCTTTAGTGTCACTCAAGTTTTTTGATTTGTTTACAACGTCTTTTACAGCGTCTGCTTTTCCTTGCTCATAAAAATGAGCGGCAATCTTATCTACGTTTTCAGCAGCATAAATAGCCTTGTGATAACCATTAACGTCTTGAACATTACCATTTTCGTCTAGGAACTTCCCAACGAGGTTTGTTATATTAGATTGGTTTTCTGCAACTTTATCTTTGTTTTGAATATTATACTTATATTTCTTTTCACCAACACTGATATCAAAACCTTTGAAATCATCGCTAAAAAGCTTTTTTGTATTATCTTTAAACGTTTGATGCTGTTGCTCAGCTTGTTCTTGTTGCTTGTTGTATCTATTGAAAAAGTCCATAGCTTTTTGTTGTTCCTGAGTAACGCCCGGTCTCAACTTGATCTCGTCGTAATATTTACTCTTGGTTTCCTCTAAAAAGTTTTTGGCTTTTGCAACTTCTTCTTTAAACGCAAGTTTCTTTTTGCGTATATCCCTTTCTTCATCGATGTCCTCGTCATAATCAAAATCTTCTAACAAAAGATCAAGATCTTCAGAATCTAAATAAGGTTTATTCTTTTTGTAATACTCTTGTAAAAGAGTTTTATCGTCTACATTACTGTAATCAGCATTTAGACGAGTATAATCTTCTATTGTCCCACCAGTTTCTTCCATAAATGAAACTAGCTTTTCAATATTCTCTGGCAATGGTTTGCCTAATACTTTTTCATCTCTTATAGCTTCTTTAACTTCTGCTTCAACTTGTTTAACTTCAGCTTCTGTTACTTCTTGGATCGGAGAAAACCCTTCAGTAGTCTCGTTGGACTCTTGTATAGGTTCTCCCATCGTTGTGCTATCTCCGGATGGTTTTTCCACAGATACCTCCTTTGTTTCTCCGATTTGAATGGCATCTTCTTCTTGTTTTGGAATTATTACTTTTTTAACTTCTGGTTCTAGCTGAATCAAAGGTTCTTTAGGATTAACATTTACTTTAGTTATGTTATCCTCTGTTTGGTTTAATTTTTTAGGTGTTTTCTTTTTTGTTTTTAATTTAAACTCACCTTCCTGTTTAACAGGTTCATTTGTTTTTACTTCTGACATAATATAATATAATTAAATAATTAAATAACGTTTACATAAACGCACTCATACCAGCATCTGGCTGGTTTTCAAAATCAATTGGTAAGCCATCGTTTTTTCTTTGGCTTATCATTTCGCTCTGTTGCGTACCTTCTATTTTTATACGCTTGTCTTTTCTGTCTTCTATCATTTGTTCTTTTGAACCAATAGCATCTACTTCCATTTGCTTAAGTTGTCTATCGTATTCAAACTTTCTAGCCATTTTTTGCATGTCTAATTGCGTTTGAGTATTCATTCTTTGAATCTCCATTTGACTCTTTGATTGTTCAAAATCTACTTTAGTAGAAGTTATTGCTTGCTGTTTTTCAACTTCAGCCATAGCAGTTCTCTCAGCTGTTTGAGCTTGTGCATTAGCTTGAGCTGCTATATTAGCCTGCTGAGTTTGCATGTCTTGTTCTTGCTTTTGCTTACGCTTTATTTTAAGCATTTGGTTTGCAAGTTTAATATTTTTAATTTGACGTAAATCAATAGCGTCTTCAAGATTGATACCTCCGTTTTGTAAAGAAACTTGTATATTTTCCTCTAATTTAGCTTGCTCTTCTTCGTCTGGCTCTAATTCTAAAAATATACCAAAATCATGTAAATTCAAATTAACAACTTCTTCAAGCGTCTTAATATTAAAAGTTGATATAGAATTTTGCAAAGAACTTTTTGTTAAAGGAAACTCTAAAGCATCTGCAATTTTTAATGTTATATTTTCTGCTATTCTAAGAGTAAGATACATACTAGATTGACCTATATGTCTAGTTGCTGCATTTGAAGCATTTGCTGCTAATTTTTGTAATCCAACTAGAGTATTACGATCAGGTAAACTACCATCTACAGCTTCGTTTAATCCTGTTACATCACGTATCATTTGCAAATAATATTGATATGTTTGAATTAAACTAGCTATTTTAGCATTACCGCTTCCAGCTTGAAGTTCCTGTACTGGAACCTTGCCAGCGTTCATTTCACCGTCTTGAGTAAGTGATCTACCAATTACAGAACCAGTTTGGAAATACATGTTAAGCGCTTCGGCGGGGTTGTAATTAGTGCCGTTTCCAAGATCAACTTCGGCTAAACCGTCCATGTCTAAATAAACACCATCAGGAACCATGCGAGATATAACTTGCTGTAATTTTAAATGTGTTAGCTGAATCATGTCGGCAAACCCAGTGCATCTTCCGACTAAAGACTCTATTCTACCTTTATATATTCTAGGCGCGCATATAGCGTAGTTCATTCTAACTTTAGTAGTATCTGACATTGGTCTAGACATATTTTTAGATAGCTCCCATTTAAGCATAGTGTTTGTGCCTAGCACTTTAGCTCCACTGTATAAAACTTCAATAGAGCGCGAAACTTTTTCAAACATATCACTTTCAGGTGGGTTAAAACTATCGTCTTTTTCAATAGCTTTCATCAACCCTTGCTCTGTTTGTTTTATTTTAAAAACTTGATCATTATAAGTTTTGTAATCAAAATATAAAACTTGAACAGTATTATTGTCATAGTTACCGTAGCCAGTTATATAAGATTTATTACCAGGCATGTTTTGAATACGCTCTAGTTCATCTTTTGGTATATTTGGAAATTCTTTCTTAAGTTCTGGTATAGTTATAGACTTTATCTCACCTACGTAATATATATCTTCAAAATTAGGATCTTCAGTGTAAGAATAAACCATATATGCTGGGTCAACATAATCAACAGTAACTCCATTAGCAGTATTGAAATTAGTTTTAACAGCTGCGATACCGCAGACAGCTAAATCCATATTTAACCTACGCCTTGTTAAGTTATATTTGTTTTGATCCATTACAGAAGATATAGCTTCTTCTTGGGCTATTTCTATAGATTGCTTATAGCTTAACTGCATGTGAAGTTCTAGCTCTTCTTTAGACTCTGGAACAACCTTTTTGCTAGGAGATTGATAAGCGTCTATGCCTAATGTTTCTTGAAGAATTTGTAAATATTCTTGAGATATCATATCTTCATAAAGCATTGAAGCATAATCTGTTCTTTTCTTTACGGATTCAGGATCTTGAGCATATGCTTTTATTTCATATTTTTTTTGAGATATTCCATTTACAACTATATCTACAAACTTAGATAAAATAGGAACAGGCGTCCAGTCTAAATTAAGATAAGACAAATCACCATTAATAGACAATTCATCTTTATATTTTTGAACACTTTGCTCACCTCTTGCGT